ATAGGCTTTATTGGTAGATGTTTTATTCCTTTTTCTTTGAGCACTATTTTTCTTTGCTGCTGCTTTTGGGTTAGCAGCATAATATCTAGCACTCTTACCTGGACTTGATGCACGTTTGGGAGCCATTTAATTGATCTCCTCTTGAACCTCATCAAATGAAAGTTCAGGTATCAATCCCACTAGACTGGCTAGCGGGCTGTTCTCTACAGGAACACCTGTAATGTCATTAGTTTTTAACCAATCTGTTGCAGCTCTTAGATCTGCTGTTGTTGCTTCACCTGTTTTGATACGGGTGATAAATTCAGTTGTTACTAAACCGTGGAGCATCTCAAACTGGGCTTCAGTTCCCATCTTTGAAGCTGGTTCCTTTTTAGCCATCTGGTTTTCTTCCCGTTGCTATTGTTTCTAGTTTGTTTTCGATACGGATCATGTGCGCTTCAAACCGATTTAGAGCCTCAGCTAGTTCTGCACGTTTTACATAATCCTCAGCAATACGGATCTCTACAGAATCCACACGCCTATCCATATCAGATATTCTGTTATGAACCCTATTAGTCACTGCTGCACCAGCAGCTACAATTGCTATTGCAGCAGAAACCCCTGCTTCAATCATTTTCCTCTACAAGTTTAATTAGCTTTTGTGGATATACAGGATCTGTAGCGTAACCTTCTGCTTTAAGTAGATAACAACATTCCTTAAAGTTTAAAGCACGGTTTACACCCTTATAGCCTTTGTAATCTTTATACCATTTCGTTACTAATTCATTCACACAATCAAAAGGTGAATCAAAATCTTTAAAGCTAGCTTTTATGGTTACTGGGCCAGCACCATAATCTTCCCAGGTAGTTTTAATTGTACCTGGACCTTTAATACCAAAATAATTGTTCTTTCCTGATTGGGCAGTACCAAAAGCAGATTCTAGTGCCCATTGAGCAGCTACTACTTGTGGATATTTTGAGCCAGCCTTTTCTGCTGCAGCTTCAATACCTTCCCAGGAGATAGGGACATTCTCATCAGATTCTTGTAGGGGCACTGATCGCCAAACCTTTACCCAGGCAGCATCGTCTTTCAATGCTGTTGGCCATAGTTTTTTCTCTAACATTTCTATGGCTTCAATCTGATGGCTATGCCCCTTGAAGTTTTTTACTACATCAAGTAGTTTAATTGCCATAGGTTTACCTCAACAAATCCTTGATTTTATTGATACGGTCGTCCTCTCCACGGTGAGGTTTCAAGGCATCTACAGCTTTCAAAAAAAGTTGTACTACACTATTTGATTTTAATCTACTACCACCAATAACTTCAGAAGCTAAAAATAGTACTAGAAATCCAATGGTCTCATAAGAGACCTTGATTCCAAGAAATGTAAGCATTTGTTTATTCCTCTATTGTTTATTATAATATGGTGGTTCAATCATTGATTATGTGGTTGCAATGAAGTAACTGCCATCATAGTTTGGTGCTCCAGTACAAGAATTGACTTGTCCAGTAGTTCCTACTAGGTTGGTTGTAGTGCCAGGTGCATATATTGGATACATAGTGTATCCGCTTCTATCTTTTAAAGTACTGTAGAACTTCTTGTCACTTCTTGGAGCAACTAAGCATCCATATTCATATCCCCACCAACAAGTTCTTAAAGTCTGACCTATTGAAGATTGAGAAACTGCACCCCAAGGATCTTTACCATTAGCGGTCTGATAGTTACCACCAGCAGTAGCAGTTCCACCAGCTCCTGTCCACATATCGCCATTATCTCTCAAAGCAGATACACTGAAATATGTACCTGATCCACCTCCATCAAGGCTGGTAAAGGTATGGGTAGAGTTGACAGCCACTGGACTGGCTAATGATCCAGTAGTTGGTAGTCCATCAATTGACATACTAGCGTTCGGGCTGGCTTCAGAAACTGCATAGAGTTTGCCAGCATTAGAAAGGAATATAAGCCCAGGATTGTTGGATCCCTGCATAGCTGCTGCTTCAACTACGATTTCACTATTTGGTAAAGTTGGTGTTACTTCTTGCCAAGTCCTACTAGTAATTGATACATTACAACAGGTTCCAGTAGCGTCATAACATACAAAAACTCTGCCATTTTCAGCAATTGCTCCAATATTATTCGTACTACCAAACTTAAATAATCGTTTGAATGCAAAGGTTGGTCCATTACTATCGAAGCCTGAGACGCCACTAGGTACATATATTCTTGTGTTTGGATATAACCAACCTTCAATGTCTCCATTATTCTTAAGTATGAAACATGGTTTGTATGTACTATTATTCCAGTAATAGCCAAATACTATAGCTTTATTGTTTCCATCTTGACTAGAGAACGAACCTGTAGTTCCTCCCCAGTTCAGAGCGGTTAAGCTACTACTGGTAGTGCTTCGGTAGTAAATATTCCCATCTGTTCCGACTGCAGCTAGTTTCCCTGAACCATCACACAGGTTTACAACCTGGACTGGACAGCTAATTGCAGTGGTTGTTAGTGAAGTCGCGCCGTAAGGAACATGCACAGAGTAAATATTTCCTGCTGTCGCTACACTGGTGTCTGGACTTACAAAAGCCTTAAAGTCTTCTCCACTGACTTTGTAAGAAGTATTAGATCTCTCTATCAGTAAGTTATCTGTATCGTTTATATCATCAACGTTAGCCTTAGTCACTTTATATGAAGTATTAGATCGTTCACATAATAAAGTATCGGTGTCTTGCACATCAGCATCCCAATTACTTATCTCACATTTATATGACGTACTTGATCTATTGACCAGGATTAAATCGGAGTCGTTAATAGTACTCATGGCAGTGTAGATAGTGAGGAAAGGCTATAACCGGCTGCTGTAATCGTGCCATCAAAAGTAGCGGCTCCTGCTGATGTGATAGATGCTTTAGTTACTCCATTTAATTTTGCGTGGAAACATCCATCGCCAGATACTGTTCTATCAACAGACAGGTTGCCAGCGAACGTGGCGGCTCCTGCAACACCTATAGTGACTGCGGCTGCTGCATTTGAATTAGCTCTCCATACTGAGTCACCGGTATAGAAGGATGTACCATCAGTTTTCAATGAGATATTGCCA